ATTTAACATTGATCATAACTCCACAATTTTGTTATGTTTTTTGCGATTTTCACTCATAGTAATAATCTGCAAATTATCTTCATGATGCTTCCCACCTTTTGAAATAGGAATGATGTGATCTACTTCGTGTGGAATACTGGTTTCTTTTGTTAATTGTTTTGCTTTACAATAAATCTCATTTATTTTTTGCTGATTTGCAGTTTCATCAAAAGCATCTTTCATTCTACACCGTCTACGAGCAGAGATTGAGTTTAATACTGCTTGTTTATGCTCTTCTCCCAAATATCTAAATTTAGACGAACAGGAATGAGAACAAAAACGAAGTTTCCATTTTTCACTTGTTGCTCTAAATCTACTTACAATAAATGGGGATCCGCAATTTTCGCAATATAAAGTTTCCTTCCTTTCTACATTTTTACTTTGCAAATGTTTTGGTTTTTGCAATCCATACTTTCTTATTTTTTGTTTAATGAGTGGATCCGAACACCCAAAAAATTCTGCACATTCCTTTCTACTTCTGTTTTCAACAATATACAATTGGTGCAATTTTTCTTTCATTATATTAAATTTTTTACAATTATTCTGCAAACATTTTGGTTTATATATTTCATATTCTTTTATTTTTAATCTAATAAGTCCATTACAACATCCAAAAAATTTGGCACATTCTTTTGAAGTCTTGTTTTCGATGATATACAATTGGTGCAATTGCTCTTTTGTTATATTATATTTTGATTGCATTTTGTTTTGTATCCACACTTTGTTATTTATAAAGTGTGGATACTCTACAACATTTTTTCCAATTCCGCAATACGAATATTAATCTCACTCATACTCACAAGTGTTTCCGGTGAGACTGAATATTGCATAATTAAATGAGGATATAGACTATTCAAGTCAAAGTTAACAACCCAATCATACTTACCAGGAATAGGTTCCTTTACATAAGCACCAGCATACTTCTCATTTTTATCAGTTTTTTCTTTAGGTGGAACAACAATGTTCTTTCTTTTGAGATAATTGAAAATAATAGTATCCCACATACGAACTTGAGAGTATACATCTCCAAAGTTAACCTTGGCATCATATGCCATAGTTACTGCAAGTTCAATCAACTTCATCTTATCTTCAAGATGATCTACAAGTTCTACGTCTTTAATATTGTACTCTACAAACTTTTGCCAATCTTTAGTGTAAAAGTCTTTAAAAGTTTCATACTCACTGTGATCTAATTTCTTTTGTCCAAGTTCCACCTCTGCAATATGATCCAACCTATAAGACTCCTGTGCCTTATAGGTAAACTTTTTATAGAGTTCCAAATAATCAAGTTGAGTTAATCCTCCTATGTCATAGGCAAGATTTTTCCTTCCTTTAATATAAATTTCTTGAAGATTGACGAGCCCCCAAGGAGACAAACGCTTCATCATCTTTTCACCGAGAACTCGATTCAAACGCCCAACAATGTATGGAATATCATACATTGATATGTTCCAACCTGTTACAATCTCTGGCGTATTATTCATCCAATAGTCAATGAATTTGGAAAGTAGATGATGCTCTCCATCGCATTGAACGTAAGTTACATTATCTTGATTGTTTTTAAATGGATAGATCCCCCATGTAATAATTTTTTTCGATACGTAATCTTGAATACTAATTGCAAGAATTTCTTCAGAACAGTTTTCTACATCCGGAAATCCATTTTCAGATGCAACTTCAATATCAATCGTAACTACTTTAATTTTAGTTAAATCAAAATCAATGTGTTCTTCTGGATACTTTTCTGAGATGTATTGATAGATGTACTTATCATTTCCATAAATTTGAAATCCATCTACTTCATTATACTTTTTGTAAAATTCTCGACAATCCCTAACATATCCAGGGCAAATTGGATCGAGATATTTTCCACTCAAAGATTTAAATTCTGTTTTATTTTTTGAAGGAACATAAAGAGTAGGTCTCCAATCCTCTCTTGCCATAAAACTTTTACCGTTTTCATAACCACGAACCAAAAAATGATTCCCAACAAGTTGTATATTAGTATAGAATCTTTGAGACATTACAAAAAAATTTAATTCAAGGGTACATGTGTGTATATTTTGACAAAAGTTGAGGATTAGGATCAACTAAAGTGATAATTTTGTCAGAACTAATCATCAGAGTAGTTTGATTTGTAACTTCATTCAACCAGGGAGTTAAACTATCAGATCCAATAACACAAGGATTTACAAGTTTGCAATCTGGTTCTCCAATTTCAGAAGTAACTTCCTCAATCTCAGAAATAATTAATTCATTCGTTGAAGTCAATAGACTCTTGATAACTCTCTGACTGATCTGATCTGATGTCGATGTTTCCATTAATTCTATCTATATAAAGGTTTTTAAGATTTTCTATTGGATCTACAACTGTTACAACCCAATCTGCCGCACAAGAGATTTTATTTGTTGCGGAAAGAGGCACCCAGGGATAAAAATTGATTTGCAAAGGAGAACTTAGTTGTTTTGTTTTCCCAGCAGATGTCGTACTTTCATTTAGAACCATAGGTTCTTCTTTAAATGAAGTTTTTAAAACTAAAGGATTAATGAATAAATATGCCACAATGTCATCAGAATCTTCCTTTCTAATTTCTTTCATGTCGGCAATAATATCTTCACCAGACTTTAGTACTGCAATCTTAATGCTCATAGTTCACTCCTTTTCACTAATATACCATTGTTACTGGTCTTTGTCAATCACCATCCCCACCAGCACTAGATGGTGATCTATCAGAAAGTGCTCGTCCAGCACCTATGTTTGTTACTTTACCATTATTGAAAACTTTATGTTTTTTTTGCCATCTTATAGGTAATTGTCTGAATCTCAATAACAAATTCCTTATAAGTTTTCATCTAAATCTTTTGGGTATTTTTGGCTTTTGTACAGTTCCTGTAGTATTTACAATTCTTTTGGATGCATAATCCGGAGTCATTACAACAGAATAATGTTGTCTTCCCATAGCATCAGTACCTCGTTGACCTTGTGTCTTGACTGCACTTGCACCTTTTTCTGGTTGATCTTTAATGGACTTCTTAGGTACTAACATTGCGACATTTGATGTCTTTTCACCCTTTCTCTTTGCAAATCCACGAGCAGTATTCGGGTGAGTGGATGCATAGATCTCATCACCCTTGTATCCTGATTTTTTGATTTTTTTAGATGAATCTGATGAAGTGCCGTGATACATTCTTACCATGACCATTCTTTTTTCTGCTTCAGCAATGAATTCTTTAAAAGTTTTCATTTTAATTTTATTTATTAAAAAAGGAGATTTTGATGGTCTTTGTCATCACATCTCCTATTTGCAACGATATTTGGGTGCCCTTATTATTTAGATCCAAACTTTTTTCTTTTGATGTTCCGGAACAATCCTACTCATTACAATTGAAAGTAATCCATCCTCAAATTGAACTTTTCCAATTTCCAAATCTTCAGGAAGAGTCCAAGAACGACTAAAATTTCTATTAGCTAATCCACGATGAACATACTCTTTCTCATTATCAGGTTCTTTATGCCCGTCAATGGTTAACTTTCCATTTTCAGTGAAAACATTGATGTTACTTTTTTTAAATCCAGCAAGAGCAACTTCAAGACGAATATTTGTATCAGACTCTTTAATTATATTGTATGGTGGATAATTAGAATCTACTGGAACTACGATACGATCAAACCAATCATCCATTCCGATTGTGTATTTAGTGAAATCATTCATCAATTTTTGAATGTCACCAGAATGATACTTTGCCAGTAAAGCCATTAGAATTCTCCTTTAAGCGAGTTAATAGTATCAGATCCGAAGCATCTGATACTATTAATTATAAAGTATTTGCAAAAAAGGGTGGTGAGGAAATCCGACTATTCTTGTTCGGTATCTACTTTCTTTTTTCCTATGGAATACTTCGTTTCAAGAATCCAATCATTTTTTTCTTTATATGAAAGGACTTTGATTTGATTTAATGGAGCAATTTCTGTGATTTTTTCAGCATTCAATACTTCAATTAAACCCCAATCTGAAAGAAGTTGGGCGATGCGATTTCTACGTTGTACATCATTTTGTGTTAGGTTTGCTCTTTTTCCATCAAGAGCAAACAACTCTTTAAAATGTACAATGTAATATTTGCCTTGTTTATGCAAAATGTGACAGGACTGATAAAGTTTCTTTTCTTTCCTGGATGCAACTCCAATACGAGTTAAAGTTTCACGAACCTTCAGAAAGTCATCAGGTTCGGTTAGTGCAACTTCAATCATCATATCGGGAGCCCACTTTACTTCAAGCTCAACAATTTGACTCATCTTTTTCCTCCAGTTTCAAGTCTCTGTTTAATAAATGTAATTTGTTCTTTTGATAAAATTTTAAGTGCTTGTAATGCTTTTTCGGTACTATACTTATAATACTGTTTTACACAATTGAGATCTTCAATCTTATCTTTTCGGAGCCAAGGAGAAAATCTCTTTCGTTTCCTCAAACTATTTAGATAAAATGAATACTGCATGTCTTTGTCCAAAGAATGATGTAGATTCATCTCATTTGCATACAAAATAGAATCGACATGTCCCGAAAAACAGCGATTAATAATATACGGAGCATACTCCTTAATGCAATTTGGATCCTCTTCTATTAAATTTTCTTTGGTAAAATTAATAGAGTTTAACCAATCCTTAAGTTCCATAATTAAAGAGTAATAGTTCTTTACGTTGTTTTTGATCTTTCATATACTCACCAACGGAACGCATTGTGTATGTGAGATCAAACTCTGCTGCTTTCCAGTTAGTAAATCTATCCTTTACAAGTTGATCAGAATTATAACTCACCAACTGATCCATAGGATTATCGTCACAATCAGCAGCAAACTTATCGTGATCAAATCCTTTGTGCATTGATCCCTTACGCCCATAGAGATTATCCTTAATATCATAAGGAGGATCGAGATACATAAAAGCACCTTTGTTTCCATCCATTAGATAATCATAAGAATAATTCGTTATACGCCATTTTGAAATAAGTTTAGAATACTCTGGAAGTTTCTCAAT